AGGAAGTACGCGACCTGCTGGATAAGAACTCCGGCATTATCGTTGGCCAGATCAACCAGGAACTGACACAATATGACGGCGTGGCCTTCATGGGCGTGTTGAACTTCGGCGGCTACCGCCTGAACCTGTTCGATGTGTCCGAAAGCTACACTGACGACAGCGACCAGGATACTCCGTACTTCCCGTCCAAGGGCGCCATGGTCACCGCTCCCGGCTGCGGTCATATGATGTACGGTGCTGTCACCCAGATTGATTACGGTTCCACGGAATTCCGCACTCATGCAAAGAGCCGTGTACCCAAATTCATTCTGGATCAGGAAAATGACATCCGGAAACTGCGTCTGACCAGCAGACCGTTGGCAGCTCCGAAGAACTACTGCCCGTACATTTACGCGGCTAACGCTATTAACTGACGGAGGGCGCTATGGTTGAAATCAGAATAGTAAATGGCGTCGCAGCGGTCCATCCTGATGGTGAATTCAAAGTTGTCCGTAGGGGGCAGACCGCAACGATCGCTGAAGACGAAGCTGCCGAACTGGTAGAGTTAGGCGTGGCCGTCTATACAAAGGAGCCTGTTCTGGTTGGTAAGGCTCCTGAAATCAATAAAGTACAAAATGAAGATGCTGATCCGGACGGAAAAGATGAACCGGAAGATTCCAATCTGGATGATCTGAAAAACCCGGACGGAATTCCTGCGCATCTGGATCCGGATGACCTGCAGGAAATGACCTTTGCAAATCTGAAAAAACTGGCTACTGACATGGGCCTGCCTGTCAACAAACTGCGTTCAAAACAGGCCATTATTGATGCACTGACAGAAGAAACAGTATTCGTTGACCCGCAAGATGAGGTTCCGCCTGTTGTGGAAGCAGACGGGCCTGTAGTATGAGTGGCTTCAAAGACATGGTCGCTGCCGATATAGATAACGTGTTCCTGAATACGGATGAGTTTGCCGAGGAACACAATCTTAACGGCACAATCTGCAAATGCATTCTGCAGGACGAATCCGTCATGGAAGCCCTGTCCATCGACGAACAGATGAACCAAAATTATCAGGGACTGTACGGAAGCCGGCTGATTGTAAATTGCAAGGCAGCCGACCTTCCGATGGTCCCGGTTACTGACCAGACATTCCGGGTTGAAGGAAAGTTATACCTGGTAGAGAGCTGTGCTAATGACATGGGGATGCTGACAATTCAACTGGTGGCGAATGAACGATGAGCAATGGAATTTTCAAGTTAAATGTGGATATTGACCAGAAACAGATAGCCGAAATTGAGGCGGCGCTGTCTGGTATCAAAAACGGGGCGCCAAGGGCTATGAGCCGGGCGATAAACCGAACCATTAAATTTGGAAAAACCCAGGCGTCCAAACTTATCCGGAAGGAATACACCATAAAAAAACCGACGGTGCAGAATGCGATACGGGAATATAAATCGACGCCGCAAGTCCTGCACGGTAGGCTCGGTTTTAAAGGCCGTCCGAAGCAACTGCGAAATTTCGCTATCAAGAAGACGAAAAAAAGAGTGTTCGCCAATGTAAAGCGCAGTACCGGATATAAAAAACTCACGCGAAGGGCTTTCTTACAAACGATTAACAATGGACCTGCAATTTTGCGTCGACTTGGGGAAAGCCGATATCCCGTTGATGTCCTGCATGGCCCATCTGTACCGCAGTTGGCAGGAAGTGTAAATGTTGGATCGCAGATCCAAAAAGATCTTGAGAAGAAGCTGGCAGAAAGAATCGACCATGAAACGAATGCAATTTTGAAAGGATATGCAAAATGACACCGATTAACTTAATGGATCGTCTGGCAGATAAACTGCAGGAGTTGATGGACGATTATTCTACGGAACAACCATCAGGAACTTTGCCCATCAAGGTTTATCCGGGCTTTTTTCCAGTGCGAATAGACGCTACGGAAACGAACTCCGCTTTGTGTGTTACGGTCAAACAGGTTGTAGACGAAGAAGGAAATAAAAAAAGTTCTGCAATTGTCGAGATTGGTTTTTCCATTTATGACGAAGACCCGGTGTATGGATGGCGTAGCCTGTACAATGCAATGGAGCATGTACGGCAGTATCTGTTGAAAAACCGGATCATCGATAAAAAGCACTGGATTCAATTGCCAGTGGAAACAATCATATTCGATGACCAGTCTCTGGCGTGGCCACAATGGCGGGGAACCATAACCACCAAATACACTATCAGTCAGCCAGAAGAGGAGGGAATATTGTATGGCCGATAAAAAAGCAAATTTCAAAAAAGCTGAAGAAAAGCAGGAAAAACTGATTTACATCGGGCCTTCCCTGTCAAAGGGAAGGCTTCCTTTTTCCAAGATTTACATCGGCGGCTTCCCACCGCATATCCAGGACATCATCGCTTTGAAGCCCTGGTTCCGGAAGCTGTTCGTTCCGATCGGGAAAATGGATGTTGCCATCGCTGCCACAAAGAAAAATGGCGATGCGATGCACACTTTTTACATCAAAGCCTTAAAGGAGGTATGAAAAAATGGCAGGATTTAAACATGGCGTATACGCCGGCGAACAGGCTACCAGCCTTGTTGCACCTGTCGAAACCAATGCGGCGCTGCCTGTGATTTATGGTACGGCACCCGTGCATTTGGCTTCTGACCCGGCAGCTGCTAACCGGCCTGTTTTATGCTACGGCCTTGATGAAGCCGTCGCTGCACTGGGCTACTCTAAAGACTGGGGTAAATACACATTATGCGAATCGATGTATGCATTTTTTAATGTATATAATCGCGCTCCTATCGTGCTGGTGAATGTACTGGATCCGGCTATCCACAAGACTGCAGTGGCCCAGGCGGAAAAGGATATCAATAACGATGGTACTGTTGTTCTGTCCGACCCGGTTATTCTCAGCACTTTGGTTGTCAAAAAGACCGCCAGCGGGGATGCGTTGGTAAAGGATGTCGATTATTCCGTAGCCTACAATGATAAAGAGGAATGCGTCATTTCCGTACTGGAAGACGGTGCGCTGGATGGCGAATTGAAGATGTTTGTCGCTTACGACAAAGTAAATTCAGCAGCTGTAACCGCCGACGATATCATCGGTGGCGTAGATGTTGCTACCGGCAAGAGCAAAGGCTTGGAAACACTGGAAGATGTGTTCCCGCTGTTACGCCTGGTACCGGGTAATGTCCTGGCTCCTGGATGGTCGCACTATCCTGGTGTCGCTGCGGTAATGAAAGCCAAAGCCAGCCTTATTAACGAAGTTTTCGGTGCAGAAGCTATTGTTGATATTCCGTCCGACAGTGTAACCAAATACACTGACGTACCGACATGGAAAAACAATAACAACTACGCCAGCGAACTGCAGATTGTAGGCTGGCCCATGGGCAAGGTCGGAGATTATAAGCTCCATATGTCCACCATCATTATGGGCACCATGATGGTTACCGATTCCAATAATGATGATGTTCCGTATAACAGCCCTTCCAATAAGGATGCGAACATCACGGGCATTTGTCTGGCTGATGGTACGGAAGTTGTTCTGGATCTGGGAAAGGCCAATTACCTTAACGGAAACGGCATCGTGACTGCACTCAACTTTGCGAAGGGCTGGACTGTATGGGGCAACAATACTGGATGCTATCCTGGCATTACGGATCTTAAAGATTTCTTCATTCCCATCCGTCGTATGTTCAACTGGATGAAGAACAACTTTGTGCTGACATTCTGGCAGAAAGTTGACGATCCTACAAACCGGCGCCTGATTCATACAGTTGTAGACACTTACAATATCATGCTTAACGGACTGGCGGCAGAACAAAAACTTCTGGGTGGACGCATAGGATTCAACGATACCGAAAATCCTCTAACAAACCTGATTGCCGGAAAGTTAAAGTTCCATATCCACATTGCACCGCCTCCGCCTGCGCAGGAAATTGATTCTGTATTCGAATATGACACGTCTTATTTGAACACCCTGTTTAGCTGAGAAAGGAGGAAATAAATCGTGAATGTACCTGAACTGTTAAGAAACTTCCGTGTTTATGAGGAAGGCTACGATATGATCGGTACGGCAGACGTGGAGATGCCGACCATGGAGGCTCTGACAGAAACCATCAAGGGCGCGGGTATTGCCGGGGAAATTGCTGCTCCGGTCATTGGACATCTGGGAAGCGCCGAAACCAAACTGAACTGGCGCACCGTGACGAACCGCAATATTTCCCTTGCGGCTCCGAAAGCGCATACGCTGGATATCCGTGGCGACCAGCAGGTCTATGACTCCACTGCAGGGGAATACAAGACCTGCGCTATCAAGCTGTTGGTTGTTGGTAGTCCGAAAAGCACGGAACTGGGAAAACTGGAGCCGGCTACCACGACCGGTACCGCCAACACTCTGGAGACCACGTATCTGAAGCTGGAAATTGACGGCAAGGAAAAACTGGAATTCGACAAGTACAACTACATCTTCAAAGTGGATGGCGTTGACTACCTGAGCGAGAGCCGGGAAGCCCTGGGCCTTGCGTAAAACAAAAATAGCGCCTGTCGCAATGGCAGGCGCTTTCTATTGAGGAAAGGAGAAAAACATGGAATCTAAAATTTACGATAAAGAGAAATTGGAAAAGGCTTTATTAAGTATGTCAGGCAAAGATTTTGCTGCTGCAGAAAAGGAAGCGCGTCTTGAGGGAGATACTTCTATTGACATCATGACTTCACGCACATTTTATGCGGCACTCGCAGCAAGGGCGTTAAAAAAGCCATTGCCGGACATCATGGAATTGCCGCTCAAAGAATATGCAGCTATTACTGGAGACATTGGAACTTTTTTGTTAACCCCGGAGTCGGTGAAAAAACAGGAATCACCCGTCTCCTTAGAAAAATAGCTGTCTCGTTGGCTTCTGCCGGATACGGTCCTGTCCCATACTGGTTTGAAATGCCGTTGGAAGATCTGATGGAATGGATGGCTTGTTTAAACAGAAAAAAATAAGCACCGCTTCAATGCGGTGCTTTTAGTACCATATGAACATTCTCTGCCCACAGTGATTTTGAATGTATTGATTCCTATACAATGGATCTTTAAAATATCTAACTATTGCTTTCATAGCGTAGTAACTTCCGATTATAGTTGTTACAAAAAAATATATAAGGAAACATATTCCAAATACTGCAACAATAAAACTTAGCATGCTAATCACTCCTTGATTGATTTTACCATAATTTTGAAAGTGATGGTAGTGTTATGGCAAAAAATTTTAATTTTACATTTTCTGTAAACTGTCTTTTAGGACGCAATTTTCATAATAGTATGGTTGCTGCCAGAAATGGGATAATTAGCGTACGCAAAGAGATAGATGCGGCAAATAAAGAGCAGTACAAAATAGGTAATGGACTGCTTAATGGTGATATTAGTCAAAAAAATTGGACTAACCAAAATGCTGCCTTAAGTGATAGGTTAAAAGCACTACATGAGAAAGAAGGAAAATTCAACAATTTTATTAACGCAAGAGGGAATCTGAGCAACGCAACTTCTGAACTAAGTGTTTTTGCAGCTGGTGTTTATGCAGCTGCCCGCCCCCTCGTAGGCATAATTAACACAGCGGCAGAATTTGAGCAAGGGATGTCAAAGGTTCAAGCCATTACAAGGGCCAATGATGCGGAAATGCAACTGTTGACATCTACTGCCAAAGAACTGGGCCGGCAAACGCAATTCACCGCACGTCAGTCAGCAGATGCCATGAGTTATTTAGGCATGGCAGGCTGGAACACGCAGGAAATCATTAAAGGCATGCCGGGCCTGTTAAGTCTGGCGGCTGCCGGCGGTACGGATTTAGCACGAACTGCGGATATTGTATCGGACGATCTGACAGCCTTCGGCCTTTCTGCTGACCAAGCCGGGCACATGGCGGACGTGTTCGCCTACACCATCACCCGAACCAATACCAACGTAGAGATGTTGGGCGAAACCATGAAGTATGGTGCCCCTGTGGCTCATGCTTTTGGCGTATCCATGGAAGAGACTGCAGCTCTTGCAGGCTTGATGGCTAACAGCGGCATTAAAGCTTCTCAGGCCGGTACAGCTTTGCGTTCAGGCTTCTTGCGTTTGGCAGGGCCTCCGAAACAGGCGGCTAAAGCCATGGAAGCCCTGGGCATGAATATGTCGGAAATGTCCAAACAGCAGGCTGAAGCGCAAGAAGCCATGAAGGCTCTGGGCGTCCAAATGTCTGATATTAATGGTCCCCGGAAGATGTCTGCAATCATCACAGAGTTGCGGACAAAGATGCAGGGGTTGAGCAAAGAAGAACGCTTAGCCACTGTCGGTGCAATTTTTGGAAAAAATGCGTCTACTGGATGGCTTGCAGTTTTGGATTCTTCTCCGGAAAAATTTGACCAGCTTGTAAACGAGATGGACAAGTGTGACGGTGAAGCTGACCGCATGGCCAAGACCATGAACAAAAACGCAAAAGGTGCAATGATTCGTTTGCAGTCTGCAATGGAATCGGCGGCTATATCCTTTGGAGGAGCATTTCTGCCTGCATTGGCAGATGCAGGAGACGGTCTGGCAAAATTTGCTGGGCTAATTGGTGACGCTGCGGAAAAACACCCTGCTTTGATTCAAACTCTTGGACTAACAGCAATAGCCATGACAGGAACCGCTCTTGCGATGAAAGCGGCAGGAGTAGTTTATGCGG